TTTTTTTTTTTCGCATGGTCACGGTTCGATTCCGTGACTATGTTTAGGAACAGCCGTGTTTATTAACTGTCATAATTCAATTGATGCTGTTCCATAGCATGCGATGACCTATAATCAAACATTACCGCATATTATTTATGAATACATAGCGAGCGTGCAAACATGAGTCGACTTAGGTCGGCTTTTTTTGCCAAAAGGGGTGAGTTGATGCCACGAATTAGACGTTGCAGATATCCAGGCTGTCACGAGTTTGCCTATGTTCCAAACCATTACTGTAGAAAACATATTGCACATGAAACAGAACTACAAAAGCGTAATAACTTTTATCGATTCCATAGATATAACAATTCAGCAAGACAACGTTATTACAACAAAATAGTTCGCAATCGCAATCCGATTAAAGCAGAGCAGAATGAGTTTTATCATTCTAAACAATGGAAAGATATGCGGCTTATAGTTCTTAAACGTGACTACAGCCTATGTCAGTACTGTAAAGCACTAGGTAAAGTTAAAGAGGGTAATGTAATAGATCACGTTTTGCCAGTAGAGAAATTCCCTGATCACATGAAAGATTTACAAAATCTTGTCACATGCTGTCAGGAATGCCACTACTGGAAAACTAGATTTGAAGAAAAGTACTATGGCACAGGATTACATGGTAAACCGACAAATAATCCACCGGTAACTGATGTTAAATTGATTGCTAAATTATCACAGAAAATAGCTAACGAACGACACCATACAAGCTCATAAAATCGTTTCTAAGCGGTTTTTATTTTGGCACTTATGATTACACATGGCACTGATTATTTTTGCCCCCCGCCCTCGTTTTGGGCGCTAGGGAGCCGCATCAGTGCCGTTCGCTTGTGCCACAAACAAAATTTTGAAAGCTTTTGAAAGGGGGCTGAAACATGAACAAAGTTGATCTATCAAAGCCAAAAGTACCTAATCAAGCACCTAAATGGCTTGGAACTTACGGCAAATACCTGTATCCAAAGCTTGCCACTTATCTAAATAAGAATGACAAAATCTTACGAGCTGATGAATATTTACTTCAACAATACTGTTCAGCCTACGACACCTACCGCATGGCTTATGACGATATTCAAGAACATGGTATTCAGCAACCTATCTATAAAACCGTCATCTCTCCTGTGGATGGGAAGGTGGCAGCTAAGAACTTTCAAGGATACAAGAAAAATCCAGCTTATCAGATTATGTCTGATTCGCTAAAGCAGATGAACACGATAGGTAAAGAACTGGGCTTAAGCCCAAAAGCCAGAAGTCAGATGATGGAACTGAATACACCTAAAAATGATGATGCTAAATCAACTGTTACAAGTTTAAAGGAGTTTTTCGCATGATTTACGTTAAGCACGGTCATGGAAAATGGGTAAGAAAGGATTTAGATGTTTTGAATCCAATTAATCAGATTAGAGAAGTAGCTAATTATATAAAAAGACGGCATTCTAAAATTATAAAAAAGCTATTTGCTAGTTAAATGCAGTAAAAATTTGCATCATTATTAACAAAATGGCTGTTTTGTTAATAATTAATAGGCTAAATCACAAAAATCTGTGATTTAGCTTTTTATTTTACTCAAAGGAAGTGGTTTAAGAAGTGAAAATTGATCTAACTCAAACTCATGATGTGGAAGGTGCTTATCAATCAATTGATTGGAATGACATCAGACTTAAATATAATGACGATGCCATTAAATACTGTTTTGACGTTTTGGATGGTAAGCAAATTGCAGGTTATATTACTAAGCTTGCTTGTTTTAGAAATCTTCAAGATTTAAAGCGTCAAGGTCAACCTGATTTTCCATATCATTACGATATGAAGGAAGTTAGAAATACTCTTAAATTTGCGTCAATTGTTCCAGATGTTGACCTTCATAAACCACTACCATTAATGAATTGGCAAAAGTTTATTCTTGCTATGATTAACGGTTGGAAAGACGAAAATGATGAAAAAAGATTTACTGATATTCATATTTCAGTAGGACGTGGTCAAGGCAAGACACAAATAGCTGGTATTCAGATGTGTAAAGCTGTTTTGATTGATACTTTGAATTACACCAACAAAGACTTTTTAGTTACTGCTAATACATCTGATCAGTCTACAAAGCTGTTTGGTTATATCAAGAAAATGCTTGAAGCAGTAATTAAGATTGAACCTTTTGCATCCCTCGCAAAAGAATCAGGTCTTGATTTACAAACTAACCAAATCATTGAAAAGAGAACTAACAATAAGGTATGGAAAATCAGTTATGAAGCTGATAAATATGATTCAACTCACAACGTTTTGGCTATTTATGATGAAACTGGTGCGTTGAATACATATGACAGAATTACAGATATTACAGATGGTCAAGCACAAGTAATTCCATACCATCAATTTATCAAGATCAGTTCGGCTTATCCTGATCCTACCAGTCCATTTCATCAGGAACAAATTACATTACAGCATGTTATGGAAAAAGATTATGACCGTGAAGGTGATAACTCTCTCTGTCTGGTGTGGGCGCAAGATAACCTTGATGAAACTTTCAAGCCTGAAACATGGGAAAAATCAAATCCGCTTATTGGTTTATCTCATTCAGAACGTAAGCGTAGAACTGAAAATCTGATTAAACAACGTGATCAAGGGATGCTTACCAACACGCTCCACAAATTTCAGAACAAGAACTTAAATCTGTGGTTGAAACAGTCAACCGCAAGCTACTTAAATCTTAAAGATGTTGAAAACGCTGTTGATGATAGTTTTGAGATTGACGGCTTAAGAGTCTACATGGGCTTGGACTACTCAATGTTTTCAGATAATACAGCTGTTGGCTTCGCATTTCCTTATACTACTGCTGATGGTGTTCACAAATGGCATATGATGCAGCATTCATTTATTCCATGGCAAGCTGCAGGGAGTATTGAAGCAAAAGAAAAACAAGATGGTCTTCCTTATCGTGAACTTGAAAAGAAAGGGTACTGCACCATCACTAGCCATGAAAAAGGCATCATCAATCCTGAACAAGTCTACAATTGGATACTTGATTTTGTTCAAAAACATAGGCTAGAAGTCGTATTTTTCGGTTATGACCGTTTTGGCAGCTATCAGGTTAAGAACATCACAGAAAGTTTAAATGCCAATACAGGGTGGTTAATTCAAGACATAGCGCAACGCACAAGTGAGTTAGCTAACCCAACTAAGTTCTTACAAGAATCTTATGCAACTGGCAAAATTACACGGTTTGATGATCCAATTGAAGAAATGGCTTTGCTTAATGCAGTAATCAAAGAAGATAAAATTGGTATTCAAGTTGATAAGGATAAAGCTACCAAGAAAATTGATGTTGTGGACGCCGAAATAGATGCCATGTATCAGGCTATGTACAATTTTGAAAATTATGGCTTGATTAATGATAAGTCACATGAAGTTGAAAGAATGACACAAGAGCAGGTGCTAAAGTGGTTTGAAAATCCTGATTCTGGTCTATTAGGAGGTGAAACGGGTGATAATTAAAACACTGTTTAAAGATATTTGGAAATTCTTAGATGTAATCCTTTATTTATTGGGCTTTGGCTTTATTGTTATAGCTCTTTTTTTATGGAATAAAATAGCAGGCTTCGCAGGTCTAGGAATTGCTTTACTTTTGACGGGCTTATTAATTGATCTACTTCCACATGGACAGGGAGGGGGTGATTAATAATGCCTGTTTTTAATTTAAACAAAAGTAATGTAACTGGTTATAGCTTAAATGATCCTGAATTTATTACTTTGTTTAAAAATGATTTATCCGCTAGCAATTATGTTTCTGCAGATACAGCTTTAAAAAATTCAGATATATTTTCACTTATTTCACAATTATCAGCTGATTTAGCTTTGGTTAAACTCAATGCTAACAAGGATAGAGTGCAAAACTTAATTGATAATCCTTCTAATTTGACTAATGGGTTTAGTTTCTGGCAAGGAATGTTTGCACAGTTACTGCTAGACGGAAATGCTTATGCCTACAGGTGGAGAAATATTAATGGCGTTGATTTATATTGGGAGTTTTTAAGACCGTCTCAGGTCCAAACATTGCTTTTAGAAGATGGCTCAGGGCTAACATATAACATCAATTTTGATGAGCCTGATATTCAGCCAAAAGAGAATGTACCGCAAAGCGATGTTATTCATATCAGGCTTGTATCCAAAAACGGTGGTAAGACTGGTGTTTCTCCGCTTACTGGGTTAGCTAATGAATTGAATATCAAGAATGCAAGTAATCGTTTAACATTACATGCTCTCTCTCAATCTGTGGAAGCACCTGGGATTTTAAGTATTCAAGGCGGTGGTTTACTTGATTGGAAGAAAAAATCAGCTAGATCACGTGAGTTTATGCGTCAGGTTAATAGTTCTGATAATGGACCAATTGTCTTAGATGATTTGGAAACTTACCAGCCACTTGAAGTAAAAAGTGATGTAGCTAAGTTACTTTCACAAGCAGATTGGACTGGTAAGCAAATTGCAAAGGTCTATGGCGTGCCTGATTCTTACCTTAATGGTCAAGGCGACCAGCAAAGTAATATTACTCAAATTGGTGGGCAATATGCTAAAGCTCTTAATCGCTATGCTGGTGCGGTTCAAGGTGAATTGTCTAATAAATTAAATAGTCAAATTACTTATGACATTAGACCAGCTATTGATGCAACTGGTGATAACTTTGCATCTGAAATTGGTGATTTATCAAGCAAGGGTATTTTGTCAGGCAATCAAGGACGGTATGTTTTGCAACATTATGGTTATTTACCTGATGATTTGCCAACTCCCGATAAACCGATAATTCCAGCAAATGAAGGAGGTGAAGACGATGACAACAGTACCGGTCAAGGGAATAATCGTACCCAATAATTTAGGTGATATTTATTCATTTCTAGGATATGAAGTGACTAGCCCTAATCAATTAAATGAGGCTTTGAGCAATGCTAATGGTCAAGATATTACATTAGAGATTAATTCACCTGGTGGCTACATTGATGCAGGCTCAGAAATGTATACCGCTTTAAAGAAGTACCCAGGTAATGTAACAGCTCAAGTAGTTGGTCAAGCTTGTTCTGCTGCTTCATGGATTGCACTAGCGGCTGACAAAGTTGAAATGTCGCCAACTGCTCAAATGATGATTCATAGAGTTAGCGGTGGTGTTGAAGGCAATGTGGATGATTTTGCTAGTGCAATGCAATCGCTAGATTCTATGGATCAAGCTTATGTTGATCTTTATAGCAAGCGAACAGGTTTAGATAAGCAAGAAGTTTACCGTATGATGTGTGAAACTACTTGGATGAATGCTAAACAAGCAGTAGATAAAGGCTTTGCTGATTCTATTATGTTTGAGAATGATCAAGCACCAGCGGTTGTGAATGCTTACGGAGTACCCGTTTTAAGTGACAATGCAATTCGTAAGATTAAAGCATTAATTCATGATAAAAAGTCCAATGCTGACTCTAAACCCATTGAAAATAAACAAGAAGATACAGATAAGGGGCAAGTCAAAAAAGACTTGTCTCTTTTATTGTGGCAATAGAAAGAAGAGAACACATGAATTTACAAGAATTACAAAATGCCTGGATTGAAGCAGGCAATAAAGTTACTGATCTCTTTAATAAGAAGGTAGCTTTGCAAAAGAACTATGAAGCAGATCCCGAATCCGTTTCTGCTGAAGATATGAAAAAGGCAGCTGAAGCTTATAACAAAGCGGTTCAAGCTCGTAATTTTGCTAAACAAAATTATGATGATGCTGTAGAAGCTCAAAAGGTTAATAAACCAGCATCAAAGCCTATTGAAAATAAGACTGAAGATAAATCAAAGGATGTTATTTCTGGTTTCAAGGATATGCTTAAACATCCAATGAAGTATATGGAAAACTTATCATCAAGTTCAACTTCAGATGGTAACGCTGGTTTGACTATCCCAGACGACCAACAAACTCAAATTAATACTTTGATGCGTCAATATGATGACTTACGTGATTTGGTAACTATTGAAAACGTTGGTACTGATCATGGAACTAGAAATATTGAACCATTTTCAAATATTACCCCAATGGATCAATTGGATGATATTCCTGATGATTCAACTAATAACTCAACTTACGCATGGCAAGATAAAGATATTAAGGAAGGCGACTATAGTTCTGTTAAGCAACTTAGTTACAACATCCACGACTACGGTGATGTATTCTTTGCGCCTAATGATTTAATCAATGATTCAAATGCAAATATTGAATCATGGTTAAACCAACATATTGCACGTAAGAATGTTGTTACCTATAATTCAAAGATCATTGGCTTACTTCCTAAATCACAAAAGAAGGCTACTATTACTAAGCTCGATGATATTATTGATGCTTTAGGTCAATTAGATATGGCTTTATGGGGTGGCGCTACTTTATTAACTAATAAATCTGGTTTCTTAGCATTAGCTAAAGTGCGTATGTCAGATGGTACACGTGCAATGAGTGTAGACCCACGTACTCAACAAACCACTTTCAATATGGACGGCATGCAATATGTAAATGTTCGTGTCGTTGAAGATACTTGGTTACCTAACAACACTAATGCTAGTGGTAAGTACCAAAGCCACCCCTTCTACTTTGGTAACTTTAAGGAATTTATTCATTTATACGATCGTCAACAAATGTCATTGCTTACTTCTAACATTGCTGATAAGGCATTTAGACGTAATCAAACTGCTATTCGTGCATTGCTTAGATTTGATACCAAGATTTGGGATGATGAAGCAATTGTATCTGGTTCATTTGACAAGGTTGAGAGTCAACCAATGCTTATGCAATCAGTTCAAGTTCCATCTGATAACGGTGGCACTCAAGCTGGATCTGCTAATCACTAATAGAAATTAGGTGATCAATGATGACCACTTACTTAACAGTTGATGATGGGCTTAAACGCTCACTTGGTTACTTACCTGACGATGATGCGCTTGATTCTAGTGATGAAGAACGTATGAAAACGGCATTGAAAGGTGCTGAAAATTATGTTCAAGGCGCAATTGGTGAAGATGCTGATGAAAGTTTTTACAAAACTGAATCAGTATTTGAACTGTATAAGTTAGCAGTTAATGCAATTGCGGCTAATTGGTTTTTGCATCCTACATCTGCTGTATCAAGTACAACGGCTAAGCAGATTATAGGCCAACTCCGTGGGGCCTATGATGAAACAAAGGTGGTGAATGACGATGGTACAACTACAGACATGGGACCGACTGAGTAATAGGATCACTTTTGGTACTGTAGAAGATAGTGAAGATGATAATGGACTTCCTACTAATGAATTTAAAGCATTAACTAGCCCTACTTTATGTGGTCGATGGGGCTTAACTACTACTCAAATGATTCAAAATCAAGGACATCATCACGATGAATCTTTTATTGTCGTTATTCACCATCGCAGAAATTATGATGGTATTACTCATGCTCAATACAATGGGAAATTGTATGAAGTGAGTGACATCAATCTTGATCCATTTCAAAATCCAACTGCAGGCGATCTCATAACTCTCACAAAAGTGACAGACCGTGATGGTTGATTTAGATAAAGGCCTAAATGATTGGCTAGATAAGATCACTAAAAAAGTTGATCTATCTACTAGTCAAAAATCAGCTATCACTGGTGAAGGGGCTAAGACTTACGCTGAAGTGCTTAAAAAGAACACTCCAATGTCTCATACAAGCTATGCACATGCACGGTCAGCTGGTCATGGCCGTAAGTCTAAACACATGCGTGACGCTATAACTTATAAAGCAGGTTATGAAGTCAACGATGGTAATACTGGTGATACTTCAGTAGGCTGGGAAGATAAATATAATGCAATGGTCGCTCGTTTTGTAAATGATGGGACACGTGATATGTCTCAAAAAGAAATATCCAACCTTCATTTTAAAGATCATGCAGAAAAGGAAGCTGCAGAAGCAGTACTAAAAGCTAATGCTGAAAAATTCAGAGAGATTTTAGATAAATGAGTACTGTAGCAAAACAGGTAGTAGATTTGCTAAACAGCTCTAATCTTCCTAAATTGCATAAAGCCTACAGTTTTGCAGTTGGTACTAGTGAGCGTACTCCACGTGATTCTGTGGATATACTTGTTAGTGAAGTGAATTTTGATTTTACAGAATCAGGTAGTAACCAATACACGGAACAGATACAACGTTTAGCGATAAACGTTTTTTATAGTAAAAACACAAAAGTAAACATGAACGAATTTGAACACTCGCTCATGTCTTTTTTCGTAGCTAATGGTTGGCAAATCGTAGCTAGTTTTACAGGGCACACATATGACCCTAATTCTGGTGAGCCAACAATTAGCTTTCAAATTAAAAGGAGAGAAAAATGGAACTTCAAGGTTTAAATGATTTACTTGTTTTCAAATATGACAAGGACGGTAAGTTAGTTACCGATGAATCCAAAGGTGGTTTGACCACTAATATTGGTAAAGATGGTGTATTTAAGATTGATTTGGAATCATCTAAAGGTGCTACTCAAGCTAACATCACTGGTTTAAGTCGTACTGCACAAGCTGTCTATGGTTCTAACGCAAAAGCTGAACAACACTTTGGTGCATATCAAATTACTGGTACTTTTGGTGCTAACGACATTCCGCACAATTTCTATGATGCAATTGTAGGTCTTGAAAAGGACAGCAAGTTAGGCTTTGGGAACATGGCTAAGGACTCAACCCCATTGGCATATGGTGGTGTTATTGCTCACTCATATAACTCAAACATTGGCGTTGATCTTTACTTTGCGTTGCCATATGGCAATTTGAAACCTGGCGGTGATTTAACTATGGGTACTGATAATGAAAACCCAACTTTGGTACACGATACCTTCACTTTAAATGCCGCTGCACGTCCATCAGATGGTTTGGTTTACGAAAAATTCTATTCAGATGAAGATGGATTCGACTTCGACAAGATGCTTAATTGGATTATTTCAGGTACTGTAACTGGTTCAACTGCTGATGATCCAACTCACAAGGGACCTGATGATGCTACTCATAAGGACACTATTCCTTCATCATCAACTACTCACTAATAATTAGCAGGGTGGGTAGTGGTGGCAAATTAATATCAATATCTTTGTCAAGAACGGTGTAAAAGCCGTTCTTTTCTTTTTTGAAAGGAATATCAATCAATGTCAGTAAAAATCAATGGTAAAAAGCTGCACTTAACTACTTTTGAAGTTGAAACAACTGTAAAAAATGTACGTGCATGTCTTAAGGCACAAAAGACTTTTGCAGAATTATCAATTGCAATTAACAAGGTCAAAGACGATGATGATCAATCAATTCTTGATGTCTTAACTGCACAAGAAAATCTTTTGGATGAAGAAGAAAAGTTTTTAAAGAAGATTCTTCATTTATCAGATGCACAAGTAGATAAGATTGAAGATTCTGATCCAGGTGATGTCAGTGAATTTGTTACTGACTTAATTGGAAAAATCTTACAAGTAGACGATTCCAAAAGCGACAATGCTTAATGATCCTGATCCAGTACATGCCTATGAGGAAATGCTGGAAGACTTTGATTATCAAGAACAACAAATGATTGTTAATGCTCATATGTCCTTAGAAGATTATGAAAATACTGATTACTACCGTCTTGTGGAAGTAATGAGTGCAAGACCAAAGGACAAACGTCCAATGAACCTATGGGACTTTGCAGCAAGTTTAGACAAAACAGAAAGGAGGTAAAAAATGGCGGGAAGAATACCAGTTGGTTCACTGATTACAGATATTAAATTAAATGGTGATCAACCTGTAAAAACATTAAGGCAATTAAGACAAGCTGTATCTAGTACTACTAGTGCATGGAAGGCTCAAGAAGCGGTTTTAAAATCGGCTGGTAAACAAACTGAAGCTGCTAAAGCTAAATATGCCGGCTTAACTGAAACTGTAAAAAATCAGCGCAAATATATTGAAGCTTTAGCTGATAAGCAAAGAAATTTGAAGAAAGTTCAGGCTGAAGCTGATCAAACTACTGAAAAAGGCAAGCAGGCTTATAAGAATGCTACTGAAGAAATTCAAAAGAATGCTGCGCAAACGTTACGTGCTACTACTCGTCTTGAGTCTCTTACTAAACAACAAGAAAAAGCTAAGTCTTCCTTGAACTATTACAAGTCTGGTTTAGCTGAAGCACAAAAATCTTTAAAGCAAACTCAAGCTGTAACTAAGTCTTATGTTGAAAGGCTAAAAGCTGAAGGAAAAGGCTATGAATCAGCCAAAGCTAAATTAAATGGCTATAAATCTTCACTTGAAAATTTAAATAAGCAACAAAAAATTCAAGCTCAAGAATTGGCCAGAATTGCTAGTGAATCTGGTAAGTCAAGTGATGCTTATAAACGTCAAGAAATTAGGCTTAATCAAACCGCTACGACTTTAGCTAAAACTAAGAGTGCAATGAATGAATTAAATTCTTCAATGCATAAAGCTAATCCGACAGTTTTTGACAAATTAAAAACCAAGCTTACAGGTTTAGATAGTCAAGCTGAAAAAACTCATAGAACTTTTAAAGAAGTATTTATGGGATCAGCATTAGGCAATGCATTGTCGAATAGTTTAAGCAACATTGGTTCTAGCTTAAAAAATGCTTATGAAGAAGGCATGAACCTTAATTTGGCTGTTGCTAAAATCAATGGTCGGTTTAAAGGCATGGGAATGTCTACTAGACAGATTCAGTCTTTAGACAAGCAATTAGGCGAATTAAAAGCTAATACCGCTATGACTGGCGATAATGTTGCTAATTTGCAAGCACACATGCTCAATTGGTCAACGATTGGTACTAAAGGTGCTATGCAAATGGCTAAGACTATAGCTGGTGTGGGTGATACGTCTAAACTTACTGGTGATCAGATTGAACGTGTATCAGCTAGTCTTCAGCGTGTAGGTTCAACTGGTAAAGTAACTTATTCCAGCTTAAGTCGAATCACTAAAGCAGCACCTACATTTATGCAAGCATTAGCTAAAGGCGCTGGCATGTCACAATCTAAGATGATTGCTTTACTTAAGACTGGTAAAGTAACACAAAAGCAATTTCAGCAATGGATGGCTAGTGCAAGCAAATATTCTGATGATGCTTTCAAAGGTTTTGGCAAAACTCAAGCTGGTGCATTAAAGTCAATGCAGGTCGCTCGTCAAAAATTGGAACAGCAATTTACTAAGCCAATTTTTAATGCAAAGACTAGTGGCTTACAAGCTTTAAAGAATATCATGACTTCTAAAGCAGTTATGAATGGTGCCCAACAACTTGGTAAAGCAATTTCCAATATGATTGGATTTTTAGATAAGCATAAATCCGATTTAGTTGGAATTACTAAAGATGTCGTATCCATTGGCGTAGCTATTGGCAAAGATGTATGGAAATATTTTGCTGGAATCATCCAAAATATTGGTAAAGCTTTAGGAATTGTCCATGGAAATGGAAAGAAATCAGGGGATGCATTACATACTCTGAAATTGGCTACTGATGGCTTAGCAAGGAATAAAACTGCTATTCAATGGATTAGTAAAGCTATTATTGCTATGGCAGCTGCTAAAGGAATCAGCAAACTAGGTGGTGGCTTCCTTGGCATAGCTCGTGGAAGTTATAATGCATACAAAAATGTAAAAGCTTTAAGAGCTGGTTTTACTGGCTTAAAAGATTTTCATGATTTAACAGGTGCTGAAAGATCATTTGCTCATTTTGGTGACTTAACTAAAAGAGTATTAGATCATTTGCAAGATGGCTTTAAAGTACTTAAAAACAGCAAACTAACTAGTTGGGCTTCTCAAGCTGGTAAAAATATTGTTTCTGGTTTGAAAAAAGGTGCTACAGGTATTGGTAAAGCTAGTAAGTGGATTGGCTCTAAACTACTTGAAGGCTCTAAGGCAATTATTGATAAAGCAACTACTTTAGGCACTAAAATTGGTCAAGCAATTTCTAAGGCTGTTCAAGCTTCCACAAAGTTTAGCATGGGTAAGCGTCTAGCAACTGGTGCCTTAGCTGGTGCCGCAGTTGCAACCCCTGAAGTGATTAATGCTGTTAAGGACCGTCACTCTGCTGATAAACGTAGTCAAGATATTGGTGGTGCTGTCGGTGCTGTGGCTGGTGGTGCTTTAACTAGCATGATACCTGTTGTTGGTCCAATGCTTGCTCCTGTGGGTGCAATTATTGGTAAATATGCCGGGCAATGGGGCGGTAAAGCTGTTAATAGTTTCACTAAAGGCTGGCAGCGCAATAAGCCACCTAAGAAATTCTGGTCTCTTGAAAACCTTGGATATTCGGCTCACAACATGTGGAAGGGATTTAAGAAATCCGTTACTAATGTTGCTAAGTGGTTCAAGAAAAATTGGAAAGAAGTTGGTCTTTACTTCGTAAATCCTATTGCTGGTGCGATCAATTCACTTTATAAGCACAACAAGAAATTCCATAAGTGGGTTGACGGTTTAGTTAAGGGTTTCAAGAATGCTTGGAAAGGTGTAACCAAGTGGTTTAGTAAACTTGGTAATAATATCCAGAAGTCTTGGAAAGACATGACTAAGTGGTTTAAGAACTTAGGCGAGAATATGGCTAAAGGGCTTAAATCAGCTTGGAAAGGTATGACTAAATGGTTCTCCAATATTGGCAACGGTATTAAGAAAGCCTGGAGATCGATGACCAGTTGGTTTACCAAGTTAGGCAAAGGCATGTCCAAGGGTTTGAAATCAGCTTGGCATGGAATGGTTAAATTCTTTAGCGACATTGGCAAGAACGTTAAGCACGCTTGGAACTCAATGACTAGTTTCTTTAGTAAATTGGGTAAAGACACTACTAACTTCTTCAAGCGCCCTTGGAAGGCAATCACTGGTTGGTTTAAGAACATCATTTCTGGTATTAAATCAGCTTGGGATGGTTTCTGGGATCACATTTCAGGACCTATCAAGACTTTACAAAAGTTCTTTACTGGTAAGCTCAAGGTTGGCAATATCCATTTGGCCAGCGGAACTGATTGGAAAAAGAAATATGGTTATCCTGCAATCTTAAACGATGGCAATGATTCACCAGCTACTAATAATAAGGAAGGAATTTTAAATCCTGATGGTTCTGTAGAAGTCCAACAAGGTGTGAATGTACCACGTTGGATCTTTCCATGGCAAGATGTGATCAATGCTCATGACATGGCCCGTATTTTTGGACGCTCAGTTCATCTTGCAAATGGTACTGTTGATTTTCATAGTCTTGAAACTAAGAATCCAGTTAAAATTCTTACTACTTTAACTAAGCTTACTAAGAAAAAATACGATGAAGATCGTGTACGCCATGAAAAGCAGAAAGAACGTCATGATAAAAATGATTCTGCTACTGCTAGTGAGCGTAAGCGTCTGATCAAGCATGAGCAGGATGATAAAGCCGATAGAGCAAAAGTAGCTAAGGAAATTAGAAATGCTCTTAAGAAAGGCAGAAATACCAAAGGCTTAATTGCACAGTTAAACAAATTAACTAGTCGCATCAACCAAGACCGTAAAGCTGTTGCTAAAACTAATCCTCACTACGGTGAAACGCTTGTGGATGAAGGATTGTTAATTGGTGCTGATAGCAGAATTGGTAAATCTAAGTGGATCAGTAATACTCTATTTAAGAAGCTTACTACTGCTCCTAAAACAAAGAAGAAAACTAAAAAGCGTAAGACTAAGAAACGTAAATCAACTAAAAGAGGATCAACATCCGCAAGACGCTCATATTCTAGTGGTTCAAGTCGTATTTCTGCACCAAGTATCAGTGTTTCTGGTGTGTCACTTAAAGGCTTATCTTCTAAGTCAATTGCTGTAGCTGCTAAAGTGAAGGGCACTAAGCAGATCAAAGCTCTTGAAAAAGCTATGAAGCGTATCAAGGGTGGCACTCACAAGGTTTTTGTTAAAACCAAAGGTGCTAAATCTGTTAAATCCTTAGTTAAAGCAATTAAGAAGGTTAAAGGCAAAAAGAGTACTGTTAGTGTTAAAACTAAAGGCACTCATGAACTTAGATCACTACATAAAAGCATTGATACAACTGAAAAACGTCTGAATGTTTTAGCCAAATCTGCAAGTAAAGATAAGTTTGGCGAACAAATTTCTAGGCAGGCTGAAAAGGCTGTTAAGTCACTCGAAGGCAAAGGCAATTTCACCAAGAAGATCTCTAGCATGTCTAAAGCAACTGCTAAAGATTTTAAGACGATGACATCAAATGTCGATAAAGAGACTGATAAGATCAGAAAATCCACTGAACAAGATTTTAGTAATCTTTACAAAAAATCTTATGAATCAATCAAACGTTTGCACGATGGCGTTATTAAATTAGGCACTGCTACTGCTCGTGGTTTTGGCGGTGCAATGCATAAAATG